TCCAATGTATAAGCAAGTGACCCATCACTCAGATCATAGATGTATGCCTTACCTGTATTAGTTCCGTAGCCGGCTTGCTCTCCATAGGCTCCTACTATAGCATGTGTATCAGTGATCGCCACTGAAAAACCGAAATTATCAGAATAACTTGTGCTATATGGATTTGGATTACTCAGTGTATAGACTAATGAACCACTAGTAGTTGAATAGATGTATGCCTTACCTGAGCTAGTTCCACTTGCATCATCTTCGTTATATGCACCGACTATAATATATGATTCCGAAATTGCTACTGAATTACTAAAAGTATCATTTGCACTTGTGCTATATGCATTTGGGTTATCTAACACTTTAAACAGCCCGAAATCTCCTAATCCAGGAGCTCCTGACATAATATATCTAGCAATACTGTTAAGTTTAAAAGCGCCAAGCATTATGCAAATCCTTTACCAAGACTGGCAAAATAATTAGTGCCATCATAATAAATTGACAAGATATCGATACACCCACTAGTTGCCGTTAATGCTTTATCACCACCTGCAAACTTCATAGTCGAAGTAATACTTGTATAGCTAGTTCCGCCATAGATGATTAGGGTTAAACTTTGTCCGGCAACAGGGCTTGTAAACGCATTCAGTGTCAGTGCTGAATTTAATGTAATCTTTTGAACGTTGCCGTTGGTTACGTTTGGTGCAACAGTTCCGCCTGTAGTGCCTAAGTCATAGATAGCACCTTCGTTGTAGTTAATTGCAGATATTTGAGTCTTGCCAGTTCCGTTAGGTGCAATAACAATGTTTCCATTACTAGCCGAAACAATCTGCTGTCCATTAACATCTAAATTGCCACCAAGTTGTGGTGTTGTATCACTAACAACATCGCTAATGCCGCCACTGACTGTTGACCAAGTCATTGCTGAACTGCCGTTAGTAGTCAATACTTGTCCGTTAGTTCCCATACCAGTTGGGAAGTCTAACGCACCCATAATGATCTTACCTGTAGTAGGTGTTAATGCAATATTACCACTACCATTAGGTTCAATACGAATATTACCATTGCTTGCACTAGTAATAGCTCTAGTATTAACATCTAAGTCCCCACCAAGTTGTGGGCTTGTATCACTAACAACATCACTAATACCACTGCTAGGAGTTGACCAAGTCATTGCACTTGATCCATTGGTAGTTAATACTTGTCCGTTAGTTCCCATACCTGTTGGGAAATCTAGTGCTCCAACAACAATCTTACCACTAGCTGGAGTTAGTAAAATATTACCTGTTCCATTAGGTGCAATGTTGATGTTTCCGTTGCTTGCTGATGTAATGTCTTTGCCATTAACATCTAAGTTGCCGCCTAGTTGTGGACTTAGATCCTGGACAACATCTGTAATGCCACTGGCGCCGCCGGAAAGTAAGTTTGATCCAACACTTGAAGTAGCTGCTGTCAAATCAATGTAAGCACCACGAGCACTTCCGCCTTCCTCAAAGATACGCAATTTATTTTGATAAACATCAATGATAACGCCAGTGCCTGAAATAGTTGAATTAGTTGCTGGTTTGGCTAGGTTAATCTGCCCACCTTCGTCACCTGAGCTATTGGTTGAAAAAAGTTCTTTCGCTTTAACATCACCGGTAGTTTCTATATTTGATGTGGCTGTAATTTTGCCCGTGCCGTTTGGTTCTATTGCAATATTGCCGTTGCTAACAGATACAATCTTATTGCCATTGACATCAAGGTCACCACCTAATTGAGGACTTGTATCTTCAACGATATCTTCAATCTTATCGTTGTTTAAATTTGTGATGTTTGCATCACCTTCGGTCCAGGTTAATGCTGATCCTTTACTTGCTCTTGTGACTATTGTTGACATGTGACTTGCTCCACTAAGTTGTTGTTCTACAGCAAGGAAGGAGTCTAAGTCTTCAAAGCTGGATGTTTTCAGCAGGAAAGGGGCCTAAGCCCCAGTCCCGTCAGTTGGATATTAGGCCAAGCTGATTGTCAAGTTACCAGATGTTACTTGGAAAGTATCACCAGTTTCAATTGTCTTAGATGTTGTTACAGCACCCCAGAACAATACGTTACCAGCGCCAGCAGTGCCGCCGTCCATAACTGCCACGTGAGTGATAGTGCCCCAGTTACCTATAGCTGTATCAAATGTTACAGTTGCGTTAGTTGCACTTGAACCACCTGAAGCTGCTGCAAATGTAACTGCCTTACGTGCGTAGGCTGTTCCACTTGTGCTTGTTTCGTCAGTTAATGTGCCAGCTTCTAAGTTAGTTGCTGCTGAACCAGAAGTGTTGTTAAACAATGCCAAATAACGTGTAGATGGTGCTGTGTAACCTGTTGATGTTAAAACGTGATCGAGAACTTTGTTCTCTAAATAATTACTTGCTGCAGACATATTTTTCTCCTTAAGGTATGTCGGATTTCGCGAATCGCACTTGTATTTAGTGCAAACCTAAAAAATCATTAAAAAAAGGCGTAAAAAGATTACCACTTGCCTAAGGGACAAGTTGAAGAATAAATTCTTACCTTGATATTCATAAAACAACCGCATTGACGGCAGTTGTTTAGTGGACCGAACAACTCCGGACACTCTTTGCACACAGCCAACCGTTCTTGACTGCGTGTTTCTTTGTTAATTAAAAAATCAACTTCAGTTTCTACTGTGACTTCTTCTGTAGTCACTGCTTGCTCTGTATTGTTATCTGGACAACAACTCATATTAATATCCTCTTACTACAGTGATTGTTCCATTAGGAATTCTATTAGGCATAATAGGATTAAACGTTGTAATAACATTAAAATCAATGCCGGCTTTAGTTGTGCTACCATCAACATCTGCGGTAGTAGCTACTGTAACTACAGCATCTGAACCAACTTGAGTGATGCTAAGTGTCATAGGAACTGTTATAGTAGGACCGCCACTAAATGGAGCATTTACTGTGGCATATTTGACAGCATTAAGAGCAGTAACTACACCAGTGGTGCCATCATAAGTTGGGCACCAAACAACCGGAACTTGAACAGTAGGACATGTTGACGGTGATGGTGGAGGTGTATCATTGTCTAATATGCTAATGGCAGCAGTTTTGTCTAATTGATTACAATTATCAGCTTGACTAGGATTGAATGTTACTGTTACTGACTGTGTGCCAGTATAAGTTCCATCATCTGTAGTTGCAACTGTTAATGTAGCTGAATTACTATTAACTGTGACATTACCTGTTAATGCTGTAGATACTCTACCAGTGCCATCACCTGTAATAGTATATGGAACTCTAGTGCCATTGGCAAGACCAGTTGTGGTTAAGGTAACTGTTGAACTCGCACCTTCTGTGATGCTAGTCGGACTAGCTGTAGTAACGTATGTATAAGCTAGCTTATCGTATATAGTAACTGCTTTGGTTGCAGATCCAATTGTTACAGTTAATGTTTCGCCTTCGGTAGCAGCGTCTTCTGCGATAGGTATAGTTAACGTGCCTGGAACACTAATGGTGCCGGTTAATGGAAATGGTGTAATATCATCTTCGCTTACACCAGTAATAGTGTATTCGTAGTCTAATGGGTCAAACAAACAACTAGAACAATCTAATGCAACTGTTAGTGTTAGGGTATTATCTTCGCAAATTGAACTTTCACCTGTAATAATAACTCCGGGTTTTTTAACTGCTGTAAGTGCTGCATCTCTTGTAGCACTAGTTGGGCTAACAGTTTGTGTAACCTTACCAGTAGTTGGATTTTTAGTCAACACTGAATTTAACAATCCAGTGGCCATATTCAATCCCAGCAACTTGAGTAATGTTTCTCCAGTGCTCTGATCATCTTTTTGTTGTGTAGCAGTATTAGTAATCTTGGCAGCAATGCCTGTTACTTTGGTGCGCTCTTCATAAATTAATCCGCTAGTATCATAAACGTCTTCATCATACTCTAGCGCAGTAATGCTAAGTTCAATTGAGCCATCATCATTGTCTATTTCTTCTATGCGAGTAACACGAAATAGTTTATTAACAAATCCGTATTGACTGTTAGTTACATCAATCAATTGTCCAGCTTTGGCACCTAAGCCGCTGTAATCAGATCTAAACTCAATAATTCTATCCACGCGGCTTTGTTTCAATTCAACAGTGGCTAGATATTGTGCCTGCACTGGATTATTAACTAAGTCATAGGTAATGTTCAATGTATTATCTAACTCATTGAGAAATCTATCTTCAGAAGGGATAGACAAATCAATGTAGTCAGTTTGATCTCTAAGATCCTTATGCGGGAACTCAACACTGATTTTGTTATAAGCTTCAGTTAGACCAGTGCCGCTAACTGTGATTGATCCAATAATGTTATTGTCATCAAAGCTGAGTGTTGAGGTATCAACGTCGTTGAATACAAAGGACCAAAGTCCTGTGTTAACGTCAAAGGTAACCCATATACCGGCAGCATCTGCAATTTTGTTTATGTTACTTAAAACATTCTGTTTGGTGTCAATAACACCGTTTATAGTAAATGCATTTAATAATGTTGACATTGAAATTCCTTAAGTTGCCACTCTTCTATATACGTAAACTTGTCCTGCACCACCTAAGTCTCCGTTAGGGGCGCCGATGACATAACAGTCAGTGCCTATGTCAACTGTTTCACCAAACTTCATAGCTGCCGTTGCATTGTCTGGTCTTAACACAGTTTCTGCTGTCCAAGTAGTTCCACTTCGTTTGTAGATGTAAACTGAACCTTCGCCAGGCGATCCAATAACTAATTCAGAACTAGAATTGAAACTTAGTGCTTGACCAAATCGATCATTTACTGCTGGATTCTGTGCCGTTAATGTTGTTTGCAGTGTCCATGTATCGCCAGCATCAGATGATATATAAATCTTAACATATCCAGCAGCTGGATTACTAGCATTGTTTCTTACATATCCTACAGCAAGATAACGCACATCAGCAGCGTCACGCCATACACTGGTAGTAACTTCTTGTCTATCGCCTACAAATCCAGTTTCTATGTCTGGACTACCTTTTAAGTTGAAATTATCGTAATTTCTATTATAGTATAAAATCTTAACGTATGATCCATTATCAACAGGGATAGAAATATCATCATTAACACCGGCACTACTAATAGTAGCTGAAGCAGAATTTTGTCCGTAGACTAGGTAATCACTTCGAGGCAACTTGGTTTGATACCATCCAGTGAAAGGACTGTCGTCTTTATAATACTGCACATAGGCATCTTGTGTGTCTGGTGCAAAAATTAATGTAGCGTGACCAAAGAAACCACCATTGCCAGCAGGGCTATGAATTATTCTACCCCAGCTGTAGTTTGTATCAGCAGGAGTAAATGTTTGATCTAATGTCCAAGTGCCGGTAACTTTCTTGTAAACAAATACCTCACTACCGTATTGCTCACCAATAAACACGTTTGCATCATCTCCATATAGACTGCTACCTATTACAGATATAGCTGCACCATCGTTAGATATACGTGTATCTTGTGACCAAGTATTGCCGCTTCTAGAGAAGATGTAGCTGTAATTTGGACTAGTGTCTGGATCATTGCCTACGCCAATAACAGTAGCATCAGCGTTGATACTCAATTGAGTTCCAAAGTAGCTGTTAGTATTGCTGACATCATCTGTTAGAACTGTAACATCAAAGTAGTCAGTATTCAATACTGTTTGTGTAACTGTGGCTGTGGCTGCGATATTACCTACTTTCAATGCTATTGCTTGAACTGACATTGCAGCAGTTGATGTAATGTTAGCAGCTAGCTTGCCAGTATTATAACGACCACGTGCAGTTATACTAGCCGTAGCAGTTATAGCAGAACGTAGTTTACCAATGTTATAACGGCCATTTGCAGTCAAATTAGCACTAGAAACTACCAAGGAAGCTGCTTGAGTTGCCTCAGCCTTCAATGCTACAGAGAACACAGCAGAGATCGCGCCTTCAAATTTAGTTGTTCCAGTAAGTTTGCCAGTTAACGCAAATTGACTTGCAAGAGTAGTTACAAACTTTGCAGAAACTGTAGTTTGTTCTGACTGTCCGGATTCATAATAGACTGTGGCTGTATACTCAAAGTCTTCTCCGTAGCCTAGAGGCAATGTAATAGTTGGTGCTCTAACAGCAGTCCAATCAGCTGCTGAATCTATATTACTAGCTCTATAAACCCCAGTGCTAGGATTAGTAACACTAATTGTTCCAGGCAATGAATCCCAAGCTACAGTAGCACCTGACACACTGCTAACGTTGATTTGATAGTAGACATTAACTACATCAGGCTGAACAATTTCTATTATTTCAATGCCAGGCTGTGCTGAAAAGATTCTATTAGTTATATTTTGATTTTGATCTACTGCCGCAGACCTATCAAAGATTACCTGTGCATCACGAAGATCGGTATATTCGAGACTTGTTTGGCCTCTTGTATTGAGTTGACTTAGGCTACGCATTATGTTAAAATCTCCCCAGATGGAATACCAGCACCATATCTCGTGTTGGTCATATAGTCATATAAACAATCCCCGGGCAATGTCATTGTGTTCTTAAGATAAATCACAATGTTACCAAGTTTGGTTATTTCTTTTTCTTTGTTGTAGTTTACGCTAATCAATGCAAATACAAGATCGTTCATGTCATGACTAGTAGTCCAGTTAGGCATAAGTTCATCAGCTACTGTAGTGTTGCCTGCTGCTGCTGATGTAAACTCAACAGGAAAGTTGCTACCACCACTAAATGGATAGATTTTAATTAAGCCATTAGGATTAGTAGATACATTACCATCAGTGTCGCTGAAGCTGGCCACAGTAACTCCATCGCTTTGAAAGTTTACTTGAAGCTCGTCCCAGTAGATGCTTTCAAAAGTTATTTCACTAGCAGTGCTATCACTTATTTTATTGCCTGTCTTTTCACAAAGCGTTAGGCAATACCACATGGTTAGATTGTCATCAGTAAGAAATGCATCTGTAATCAAAGGAGTTACATAGGCATTGCCATAGACTACTGGAATTGAATTCTCAGTGTCTGGATCTAACTGTATACGATTGCCTGTAGTATCAGCATTGGCATTGTTGTCTTTGTTGATACTTTTAGTAATTTGATTTAATGCAAAGCCAGTAATTGCAGTTTTAGCCAAAGCACTTGCAATAGGATTGCCACTGACAAAACTAAAAGCTGTGCTGCCTGCATCAATAATGCTATCTAAGAAACTCATTGTTTAGCTCCAAAATCAAACGTGGCATTCTTTAGAGTAGGAACACGATCCATTGACAAGTCACTAGGATAAAATGCCTTTTGACTTCTTGGATTAGTTCTTCTACCTGAGATTTTATTTTGCAATACATCCACACTGCTGTTACAAATCAATGCAAGTGTATTGGTTGCAGTTCTTGAATCAACATCATAATCTTCTTGCAAGCTGTAGTTGTTGACAAATCCAACAAAGCGACCAAATGGCCCAGTGATAGGAATTGTTCCACCTGTGACTGGATTAAAAAATGCACGATAAACTGTAACTGGTGAACCTTTTATTCTACTGTGTATAATTTCTGCAATGCTGCTGTCAGGAATGCCACTAATAACAATAGTTAGTTCTCCGCTGCTAACACGTAGCTCACTGCTGGAGTTAGTAACATTCATCAAGTTACCTAAGCCAACGTAAGACTCGCCGTCAATGTCAAAGCTATTGCGGTTATCGCTAAACTTCAATACTGTGCTAGTGTAGCTTCCGCCAGCTGTTGTTCTGTATTGGTCAATCTCAACTTTTACAAATAAATTGCTTTGTAGACTATCATATGATGCATATAAGTTAGGCATTATACAACCTCAACAAAAACAAATGCGCCACTCCAGCTAACTTGATTACGTGCAAAAATAGTCCATTCAGGAAACTGTGTGCAAATGACAGTATAACTTAAATCACTTGTAGGCTCTACGTCTTCATAGAACCAAGGAAACTTAGCGTAAGGAATAGTGATTGTAGCTGTGCTTACACGATCTAGTGTCTCAGCAGCTTCGATATCACTTTTTAAATCACTCCATCTGATACCATCAGGAAGTTTAACTTCAAAACGCTTAGGAGGAACACCACGACTTACTGCACGAACCTTACCATCACGAGCTGTAGTTTGTGCAACTATCTTTTTTCTATTAATGCTGATTGATTCAGCTGAGTCTATAATCCATTGAAACGACATACCTTTTATCTCCTTGTAGGCACTGATCTAGCACCTTGACTAGCCACTGCGTGAATAAATCCAGGATCACGAGCTACTAGACTCTTGAAGCTGGCAGCATCAACTGCTGAGATGTTATAAACTACAGTGCCACCTAATTGATTGTTTGGAGTTACTGCTCTTCCAGCAGCTCCACTTATAATTTCTGGGCCACGTTCACCTACTAGCACAGGCGCATTAGTTGGAATAACGCCGCCATTAGCAAATCCTAATAAGTTCTTACCAATGCTTAATAGTGAGTCAACAAATCCACCACCGCCTGCACCACCAGTTGGTGTAAACACATTGCTTAACAGACTCTTAATATTGCTGCGTAAGATCTGTTCTGCAATATCACTTAATAGAGTCTTGAAGCTTAACTTACCTGTCTTGGCTAAGTTTACAAATGCATCTTCAATACCTTTAGTTGCTGTAGAAAAAATGGCTTGTGCTTGACTAGACGCATTAGTAGCATCATCAACATAGGATGCAAAGGCCTTGTTCCATCCTTGAGCAAAACTTCTTTGAACGTCTGAAATTTCTTGTGCATCTTTCAAAACTTGTGCGCTAACAACACCGCTTGATTGACGTTGGAATGCACTTCCTTTGATTAATATGTTAGCAGTATCTTGACCAATGGCTCCTAACTTGACAAAGTTTTGAATTGAGTCAACTACTCGCTTGTTTACTTCGTCATAACTGCCGCTCAACATGTTTGCATCATTAGTAGCTTGTGCTGCGGCCATTGTAGCATTGGCTCTTTCTGCTTGACTTACATTAGCCACGCTGGCCATTAGTGATGCTCTTATATTGCTGAGATCAACCATACGCTGCTCAAGTGCAATACGTTCTTTAACGGTAGCAGTCTCACTCAATACTGCTGCTTGACGTTTGAAAGTTGAATCTAGTAATTGATTACCTGACGTAGCAGCACTATTCAATTGATTATAGATATCTTGCTGTGCTTTCAATGCAGCTATTGCAGCATCACTGGCTAATTTTTCTCTGCTGGCCTTTTCGTCAATACCTTTTAGTGTTTCGTCAAGGAATGCTCGCTGTGTTGCTTGACTAGTTTTATCCAGCGCATCAAATGCTGTTTGTGCATCTTGTTTGGCCTTAGCAGCGTCTTGCTCAATCTTAGCACGGGCTGCTGTTTGAATCTTTTGTTCTTCGGTTAGACTTAGACTTTGTAGATCAAGATCATATTTGCTTCTGGCAATGTCAAAGCCGCGTTGTAGTTCTTGGCCGCTCTTACTAATAGATAATCTTTGTTTTTCTAATAGATCGTTGTAGCCTGTTTGATCTCTTGATGCAGTAGCAGCCTTAGGCTTTTCAGCTTCTTTGTTTAATTCTTTAGTTGCATCAGTAGCGTCTTTAGTTAGACCAATATAGCTGGCAATACCAACAGCCGCAGTGCCTAGAGCAACTAATGGATTCTTACTAGTTACTGCGTTGAGTAATAAGAATGCATCTCTTAATGCAAGCACACCACGAATAACACCGGCAGCTGTGATAGCAATCAATGCAGCACCCATGGCACGGAAACCTACTACTAATAGATCAGTGTCTAACTTAATAGCACCAAGCATTCTAAACAAAGGTTCAAATGCTTCTGCAAAGGCTAACTTGATTTGTTTGCCTATTTTTTCAATAGACTCAAATGCTTTAGCTGCTGTTTCTAATGCTGGTGCATATTTTTCTGCTTCAATTCTAGCATCACGTTCATCAGCAATTAACTTTTGAAGATTAACACCAATGAGACTCTTACCAAAGAACTCAGTAGCTACTGCATTACGCTGCATAGCATCTGGAATTTTACTTAGACTAACTAATAGTTTTTCTCTAATCTCACTTTGACTTAAACTTCCTAAGTCACTCATTGACACGCCTAACTTGGCAAAGCTACTAACAGCTTTGATGTTACCATTGTTAGCATCATCAACTGCATTGCTTAACCGCTGTAGAGCTTGTCCTACGTTCTCAGCCTTACCACCACTTGATTGTAATGCACTTTGGAATGCCAATACTTCAGCAGTGGCAAGTCCATTGGCTGCTGCCACATCAGTAATGTCATCTGCAAATTTTGCAGTGCTAGTTGCTAGTGCTAATAAGGTAGCACCTAAGGCTGTTGCAGCCACATTCATTTTATCAAAGCTACCAGCAAACTTGCTTTGAATGCTTTCTATCTTAGAGCCAAGACGATCCAAAGCCTGTATAGCTGGATTGGTATTGGCATTTACTTGGACATCAATTGTCATGTTATTTTCCTGTTATCTGGCGAACACGATTACGAATAAACTGTTCTGTTGGCTTGCTCATACCCTGCGGTGCTTGCTTACTACCACGCATACCACTTGAAGTCATGTGACGACCTTTGTCAAGAACTTCAGCATAGTCATATCTAGCATGAATGGTTTTATTCTGTAAGCTGGTGTTACGTCGAGCGTTACCAGTATCAACAGGAGTAATACGTCTGAAGTATTGATAGGCTTCTGCGGGCAAGTTGGCTAGCTCTGCTTGAACACGTTTTAGTTGATCTAATGTGGTTCTAGCATTAAACTGGATATCAAATTGTATACTCATTCAAGCTCCTTTATTCTTTGCTCGTTTAAATTACGAGCCACCTGCATCATACGCAAGAGTTGATCTTGTTTTGTTTCAACCTTAGGTGCTTGACCATTGGCTAAATCATTACGACGACGCTCCCACTTGGTGCTGACATCTAAGACATAGAGATCGAATGTAGTAGCTCTAGATAAGGCTTCACTGGGTAAGCACATATATCTATGAGCGAGGTTATCCAACGTCAGGATCATCATGGTATCCTGACTGTCCCAATCAGGATCCCCGCCTATTACTTTCCCAGTAGATCAACAATCTTAGCAATTGCCTTCAATAAGATATTGCTAGGTAACATGTTGTCGGCCTGGATAACTTCTTTGCCTTCTTCGTCTAATATCATTGTTCTAACAATGTCAAACATGACTTTAGGATCAGTATTGCTTACTGTGGCTAACTTCATGAATGTATCAAGTGGTTGTCGATCCCATGTCCAGAATTCGACAGTCTCACCGAACTCCTTGACGACATCCTCGTCATCAATGGTAATCTTTGTTAGTTGGGGCTTTGCAGCCAATTGTGAGAGTTTCATCTTTTAATCCTTTGATCTGTTAATCAGTGTATTGGTAATAGCAAGTAAGAAACCTATCCTACCTGTTATCTTATCTATGTCTCCCCTAGCGCACTGGAGTTCATTCCTGGCTTTGGCCAACTCCGCTAAGAGACTCTTGTATAAATCTTCATCTGTCTTTGAATCCAGAATGTCCATAAATCTTTTTCCTTACAGTATTTATTTTTTAAACAAAAATAGGAGCCAATAAGCTCCTATTTCCTTACTTAACTTCTAATTAAGTCGCTGCGATTGTGTATTCGCCACTTACAGTGATAGTCACTGGAGTAACCCATACAGGTGAATCAGCTGATACCGTTGGTGCAAGACCAGTGATATAACCAACACCTTTGATGAAACGATCAGCAGTAGCTTGGTTTGAACCACCTTCAACAAACTTCAAGATGAAGTTGATCAAAGTTTTGTTGCGGCTGCAACCCATTAGACCTTGCTCAGCAATAGTGCCAGTAGCGGCAGCTGTTAAGCTAGTTCCAAAGAAAATTGCATCGTCAACTACCAAGTTCATTGATAAGCTGTTAGTAGCTGTAGTAGCAACTTGCTTTTTAGCACTGCTATCTAGTTGTGTCCAAGTGAACACGTCATTAGCGGCGTTAACCGTAATGTCTTGCAGGCCAGCAACTGAAAGTGCTCCTGCGCCTTGTGTGACATCGTCAACAGAGTCAGCAACATCTAAAAACAGAGTGATCTGATTAGATGAACCTGGGCCTGGACTGATGTATGATGGGCTTGAATATGCCATGTTAGGCTCCTTATATAATTGTTGTGAATCGAAACTCTAACTCTGTTACTAGTAAGTCTTCTTCAAAGCTAGTTGAGACTAAACACTCACGACGTGTAACGCCTGTGATTGTGCTTACATCTTTTCCTGCTCTTAAGCTAGTGATTACTGTATCATAGTTAGGTGGTAATTGTTTAGCATCTGACGCAAAGTAGACACGAACTGATGCAATTTCAGAATCGATCTGGATACCATTCATCGTAGCAATAAGAGGCTCATTAGAAAATTGAGTGCGATCCACGTAAATTCTTTTAGCGTTCTTAATGTATAATGGGGTTCCTGAACTAGTGAATGGCAGCTCTTGACTTAGGATGAATCCACCTAAGTTTTGAGTTCCAATATAATTAACTAGCTCTTGTCTCATCTTACTCTCTTTAAGTTGGTAATGCCTGGGCTCTTCTCTGAACTTGAAATAGTGCCTGAGTTGTCAAAATCATACCAATCACCTGCTTGAACTAATTCGTCAAACAATGCATCTGCTCGTTGGGTGTAGTAACCCATCTTCTGACGCTCTGCTGAATCTTGGTTTGCAAAATCAGCAATACTTGGCAAAATGTAATCTGCCAATGCGACATAGACGCATAGTTCTGTGAAATCAGCTTGTCGGGCTTTGATTTGATCTGGATCCAGTGCAGGTATATCAGCTACAGTAGAAACATTAACACTAGTGTTACGTGCTCTAAAATAGCCTCTCCACCATGCAGTGGTTCTAAACTTAGTCAATATACGGTCAGTAGCGCGAACCAATAGAGGCTCAACTACGTCATCAGAAAGGCCTTCATTGACTTCAAACAGACGCTGATCTTTTTCAAGAACGTCTGAGTATTCAGCAAAGCTGACTACGGTTGAGTTTTCAGTAACGAAAGCCATTCGTAACTCCGATTAGATGCTTGAATCCATCTTCAAGTAACGGCCTAAACCATCTTGAAGTTCGCCAACACCGTAGTGAGCGCTTGCTACGATTTCAGTAGACAAGTAATCAATACGACGAGCTGTTTCGATTTGAACATCACCAATTAGAGCAAGACCTAATGCTTCACGGTGGAATACAGCACCTGGGAAGTCACCAGCGTTTGTATCATAGTCAATGTTAGATGTTTCGTAAACTGGAACACCAGCTAACATACCAACATAACCCATACGCATTGCTTCGTTAGCAACATCACCGAATGAACCCATAGAGAACGCAGCAGTGCTTCCGCCAGTTGTCAATGCTTTCTTCAAGTCATATGCAATTTCTGGGTGCAATACGCAAACGATACCTTCTGGAGCAACACCAGCGCCACGTAGTTTAGCTACGCTTTCGAAGATGTCAGCAGCAGTGATAGCAGCAGAGTAGTCACCTTTACCAGCTGAGAAACCAGCGAACAAAGCTGTTAAGTCTTTGTCGATCTTACGTGCAATACCTTCACCGAACAAACGGCCTAGGTCAGCAACAACGTTGCTAGAGCTAGAAGCTACTGACAAGTCAGTAACCATAGTGCGGATTGCGTTAGTAGCAACAGTCAATGTAGCACCGCTTGTAGAAACAGCAGTGTTAGTAACAATGTCACCTTCAGTAACAGCAGCAGCACTTACTTGTGGGTAAATTGGAACTGTTACAGTTTTACCTTGACCTGCGCCAAGAGTGTAGTTCTTAACGAGACCGCGCATGATAGAGCGCTCGTTAGCTACGAACATTGCCTCAGCAACGATTGCTGGCAATAAGTCATTTAGAGTTGTGGTTGTTGAACCGGCCATAATAATTCTCCTTAGTTAATTTAGGCTAAACCGATGGACTTACGATGTTGTGCGTAAATCTTACGGTGTTCTGGATTCTGCATATCTAATTTGCTGATATCCAATTTTTCCGCTGAACCACTAGAGATATTACTTCTAGTATTAGTAGTTGACGGGCTAGCCATCTTGAAGTGCGGATTCGAATCTAAGAAGCCACGCACTAGCTCTTCTACAGCAATAGGTTCACCCCGATCGTTGTATCTAACTGAGCCTTTCTCATCTACTACTTCTACTTCACCTTCGGAATTAAGTCTTACATTCTGTGCTAGTAATGCTTTGACTTGTTCTGCATTGACTGCATTGAACTTAGCTGCGGCACTTAACAATGGAACATTAACCTTGTATTCCTTGATGACTGAGTCTCTCTTTTGGATTTCAGCATCCTTTTTAGCAGCCATTTCTTGTAGAGTTTTTTCGAACTCACCACGCTTGATCTGTTGTTCCTGTTGACGCTTTTCGTAATCAGTTTTAATGTTACGTAGTTCATCTGGATCACCTAGGTCTTCGTAGGGCTTGAGAAGTTTCTTCTGTAATGAACCCTTCATTCGGGCCATCATATCATTGACTTCGTCTTGCGTATAAGTCTTGGTTGCTTGTGCCTGATTTCCTGAATCTAAGTTCGCCGCATCAGTTGCGTTATCTGTTACCAATGAATTGTCTGTCATTGTGGCATCGCCTCCTAATTGAGTTTGGTCTAGTATTTATAGACAACGGAGTAAATTGCCTATAAAACGAGTAAAAAGACCTTAAAATTTTAAAAGAATGGTAACAATCAATGCTAACAAACTAGACACAATAGTTGCACTGGCACCTATGATGGTCTTGCTCATCGAATCCTTACTGTCTGCAATGGCTCGGCCCAGTTCGCTTACTTTTGTCTCAATAATTGATAGACGTGATTCCAGTTGTTTATAACGTTCAGCACAAAGATCTACGTGTGCTTCTAGGTTTTCTCGTTCTAGATTAGTAGTTTCCATTTTATTTCTTCTTCTTTGCGGCTGCTTGGCTGGCTTTGATTGCTTGGGCTTGCTTGACTGCTTGTGCTCGGGTTGGATAGACTTTTCCAGTTGTTCCATATTGATATCCTTTACCACCTCTAGGGCCTGTTGCTCTGTGTATAGGCATGATTACTTCTTAGGCGGCTTAGGACGCTTTTTGTTCTTGGCAGTTCTCATGCCACGGACAGGTAATGCTTTCATGGTTTTCTCCTTGTGGGTTGGATGCGTAATCTCAGTGTGTGTTGTTTCAATATATTGCAATAAGTTTAATGCAAATGTTCTAAGACGGTTCTTGTCCATACGACTGCGAGGCATGTTGTTTTCAATTTTGCCTAACATTGAGTTGCAACCACGATGTAAGACTTGACGAACTAGTCCTGACTTATGATCGTGATCCAACACAGCATCATCTATGATAATGTCGCCACAAAGAGCACAGAGATTATTTTGTTCTTGTAATTGTTGGAGTCTATAACCCCTAATCTCTGTGCTCTTCAACTTCACCGACTCGCTCCCGGCTTACTCTTCTGATTCTTCAGAATGTATCCAGCCTTGATTGGCTAATACAATATGTTCTTCTTGTCTAGTAACTGTGCGTTGCTCACCAGTAACTGGGTTAGTCATTACGTGTGTCATGAACTCTTCTACTTGTTCAGGCACTGTGCTAGGACTAATGATCTGTGGATTTGCTAGTGCGGCTAGTTCATCTTCATCAAGATCAAGCCAATCAAGTATCTTCATATCAATAGCAGCTTTGACTCTAGGGTCAGCAGGGTTAGTGCTAGCTGCACGTTGCAACTGTTCAATCTCTTTGCCGTTGTCACGAATGTTGAAGCTGCCAGGATAGTCAACTGATCCCATCCACTGTTCACCTTGATAGGCAAACCATAGTTCCCACATTTGTTCTTCAGCAAGTTCTAAGTTATCAGCTTTCTCACTTAGACGTGCATTAAGTAACTGAAATTCAGTTTCCATAGCAACACCACTCATAGTGCGTGACTCAGTAGCACGAACACTTCCGGTGTTGGCCATCTTGTCAATAGCTTCAATAGCATGATTGATTGCACTTTGAATTGCACTGATCTCAGCGCCTGTGAACTCAAGCAAGTATGGCTTCAAGCCTGGATCCAAGTTCTCTGGCATATGAATAATAGCACCAGCACCACTGCCAGCTTGTGTTTCTGGTGTCTTGACTAAACTTGGGTGACTGTCTAAACGAATCGTCTGTTCAATTTCACTTGTTGCATTGTAGATGAACTTTTGTTGATCAGCAATGTCAGCAATGTCACTGATACCAATGCCGCGTGTGATTGATCGACCATTGTAAGCGCATACTGCTGGGATCTTGCCCAAGCCGTTGACTTCAATAATTGTTTCATTAACTAATCCTTTTTGCACATCAACTACAGTAGTTGTAATTGTTTCAGGTGTCCACTCTTTGATAACACGAATGTCACCGTTTGAATCTTCAAGATACTTGATGTAGCTAAGTTCATAACGACCCATTGAGCTACGAGACCACTTCCAGTCAAGCATAGTTAACGGAGTAATTAAACTTACATATGGTCTAACGCCTGCGGCTAATTCATCTGCTCTAGTAACAGCACCAACATTAGGCTTAGCTACCATAATCCAGCAGTGTCCAAACACTGAGCTCCATGTGGCAACATCTTTCATGAATGCGTTTAGTGAGCGACCATCTAGGTCAGCGTCACGTAAGAACATTTCAAGTTCAAAGCTTTCTGTATTGTTACTAAACTCACGATTAGGTTCTTCACGGAACAAGAAGCTGTTATAAACTGAGATAACGCTAGCGCAATGATTTTCTAATGGAGTTGTCTTTAGACGTGCAGCGTATTCAATTTGTGTTTCAAGTTGATAACGTGTTAAGTGTCCTGCTTGGCGATATTCTTCTCCGCCAACATAGCTTTCAAGCAAGTAGGTCCATTGATCTTGGTAGGTGTTGTATATTGCATTGCCACTTACCAGTTGAGCAATTTCCGTGCTTAGTGTTTGAATTGAATTCATTTAATCTTTTCCTTGTTAAGCCAATGCATGGCCCCATCGTTGTGGTTTTAGTAGTTCTGGATCCACGTCTCTCTTCAACGGGAACATATAATCTATACAGTAAGAGGCAGCATCAAACATGTGATCAAAGCCACTATCTTTGTCTGGTATTTGTGTGCCTGGCTTGAATTGAAACTTCTCAAGACATTCTATCGTATATTTACACTTAGAACTGATAAACAGGCGAATAACGCCGTCTGCTGACCTCATTCTAGCATTGTAGCTGTTGATTCTGTCTCTAACTGCGTTGTGTCTTGTAGGGGCTTTAACAGCAAAGCCTGCGTTGGTGAGAATCGTAAAATCAGTTTGACCTCCAGCTGAGGTTTTCCGCTGCCGCCCAGCAGGGTCGGGATAGCATACGATCTTACTCTTTGGATATCTATTTTTAAGCTCATCAGCAAGTTCCTGTGTATTTGAGTTTTCCATATGTATTTCGTCTACTTGATACATCATGTTGCCTTGTTGCACAAATATGGCTGCTGTAATAGGACTTACGTTGAAGTCCATGCCCACATGCAACAGGCTTAAATCAGGAGTTGGGAGTTCTCTAATGTGATCCTTACGATCAAACTCCCATGCAACAAGACTCTGACCAACTACAAAGCTGGCTTCAAACTCTTGTTTAAATTGCTGTTCTGTCATTTCACTCTTGGCAGCTAGTATTTCGTCAGCACTGACAAAGCCACCTTCAAGTGTTGTATATTGGAAACTGGCCCATGTTTCAGGATGAGTTTCTGCCATGTTAAACATGTCAAATGCCCAGTTGTTTTTGCCCACAGGCGTTGTGATGAATAGTGCTGAGCCTTGTTGATCAGCTAGTGCTGGACGTATAACAGTATCCCAAGTTTCACTATCCATGAATGCAAACTCGTCAAATACTGCTGCTGATAGACTAACACCACGTAATGAGTCAGGATTATCAGCACCTTTGAGACTGATAATAGATCCATTCTTCAAGGTGAATTCTAAGTTAGTTTCATTAATCTTCTTGACCCAACGTAGATCTAAGAGCTTTTGTTTGAGTCTTTTAAAAATAATAGTCCTTGACATTCTATATGTAGGACTAATGTAGTATACTTCTTTGTTGGGTTCACGAGCAATCTTACACATTTCACGAATAGCCAAGGTAGTTTTACCCCAACGTCGTCCGGCTATGACCACACGAAATCTGCGATCACAGTCAGCTACTGTTTGTTGTGTCTTGCTTAGTGCCATTGATTAAACAGTGTCATCCCAAGGTAATGGAGCGTTTGCTTCAGCATCAATAGGGCTGTCACTCATACCTAGTAAGTTCTTGGCTAAGAATATTTGAACACTGGCGTGCATGTTCTTACAAGCATTATCCATCATAGCACGTCTTAATGTGATTCTTGCATCAGCACGACCTTTTACTAATATATCCGCAAAGTTGTAGCGTAGAGTATCTTCTTTGATACCTAAGTATTCAGCAATGTCACGATCAGTGCAGCTGAGTGCTGCTAACTTTCTAACATCTTCTGGATCTATGATCTTTTTATCACGGCCCACAGGCAAGCCCATATAAGTGCCTTCTACAAGCTCTTTGGGTTTAGGACCTGTTTTGCTTTTAGGTGCATGTGCAGCAATAGAGCCACTGTCTACTATGCTCTCAGAGGCGGGAATATTTTCTTCTGTCATCTTGTATTTATTAGAGACAAAAAAAAGACCCTGATAAATGGGTCAAAACGCTGATATAAAATTCGGGGGAGTTAGGTAGCGCTACTTGTTTCCCCCACGACGCCTTGCAGTGCCGTAACACGGTCCTAAGGCAGTGTTACAAGTATTTAAAACTTTATCAAACAAAACCCCCTAGCTTTTTGGGCTAGAGGGAGTGTTCTATAGGGAAATTTGTAGCAGTGTCAGCAACTACATTTTTATTTAGTGTTGATTGTTAATAACGTCTAGTTTATGACGTAATTCTAATAGATCTTGTTGCATTTCAGTTTGCCAACGTCTAAGTTTAACATTCTCTCTGTTGACAGCATTGTGCGCTTGTATTAATGTGCTGATGTTAGCTTTGATCAATTCTAGTTCGACTCTAAGATCAATAAGCTCTTGCATGGGATCGAAGGTAGGATCAATCATTACTTTCCTCTTGACTGCATAACTCTATCTCTGGCCTTGCGTAGTTGTTCAAGACGAGTCATTACTATTACATTATCACGTGTCCATGCACCGTCATCATCAATGCGTGTAAGTGTGAGATTTTCTGGCTTACGTCCTCTATTAAGGAATTCACCTGGTTTGCTCCATATGTCCTGCCAGTCTTCCCAAGTAAGATCGTATGGTTCACTGCGATAGTGTGCTTGACTTCTGTGTTTGGCCCAAGCATAATACTTTTCGTGGTCTAATGGATCAGGACCACTTACCCAGTTTTCAGGAAACATCTTACGTGGTTTACCGTATTTGTTTTTTACTGAAACCTTTTTAGGTGCGTATCTAAAACTTGTGATTATTTCTTCAGTGACTATAACTGCTCTAGTATTCTTCATTGTGTATTTATTGGAATTAAATAAAATCAGGCTTTTTTCAGAGCGGCCAACATGTTTAGATACTTGGTCTCTAGTTCAAGTGCTGCTCTATATTTTTCGCTGTGGATCTTTTGCAAGCCTCGGGCGTATTCAATGTTTGCTTGAACGGCTGCTGGTCCTAGTAGAGGTTTTGGGTCTTGTTTTGTTTGCATCTTTAACTTCCTTTAAAAAAATATCTAACTCTGTCTGACTTTCAAAATAGCGTAAGGTGGTTTGTTCGTTAGAGTCAATCCATACCTTGTAGGTAACTGCGTCTTGTTTGGCTTTTGGATCCCACCAATTAATCTCTTTTATGCGTGTGACTTTCATACAAATACCTCTGGGCTAATGTCAAACTCTCGAGCTAGTAACTGTTTGATTGGGGCTGCTCTACGATTATAGATTACTGTATATTCATGTGGTGGTCTGAATTGCACAGTTCCATTCTTAACCCAGTGTTCTAGTCCTTTGAGTCTAAGCTGTTGGTTGATGTGAAATCTAAAATCTGTATCAGAGTATGCTTGTGGTTTAACTGTTATGATCATTTATAGGCCCAATCTCTAAGATAGTTTCGTTGTGCAGAGCAAAGTTTGCCGCAGGGCGTTGGTTGTAGTTGATTACGTGTGCAAGGACTAATACACTTAGATTCAACCTGACACCATACTACTATTCTATTATATGAACTCATTCAAATATATCTCCGTATTTCATTACTATGGCAGTGTGGCTCTTAGAAGCTTTAAGCACAAAGAAACAATTATAGTCTTCTCTGTATTCTACATCTGGCAGTGTATGAAGCCATCTAGCTCGTATGCCCAATGAGATCAAACGGAAGTCATCAATTCTCAAGTATTCAAGTTTCATAAGAGTTGTCCTTAATCCAGTCTTCTAATAGAATTTTTCTTAACCAAGATCCAGGATGTGTGATTGGATACTGATAAGTTGGGTTAAGGAACAAGTAGATTGTTTCTTGACCTATATACAATGCCATATGTATTCTATTATCTGGATAAAAGCAGATTGCACTAGATACACCATCAACTTGGCATCTATCTAATTTACTTTTAGATGATTTTGATAATTTGTAATCTCCAAGATCATCTAGATCAAATCCCATATAAATTTCATCTTTTATATTAGGAAATCTAAGATATACTGTTGCTGTATTTCTTTTATGATCCTGAAATACTGTCACACTTAGGTCATTAATTGCCATTTTTTATTCCTTTAAGATTATTAGAGATAACATTCTAGGACTAACAAGTTAGTCCTATTAGATATATGCATTCAGTTTCGCTTTAGCTCAACTTCATTCATATATCTAATATAGTTGTCTTTCAAACAGATATATTTTAAAAATAAACTATATTAAAAAAAGATCTGATGAAGAAGTCAAGAGGACGGCTATAGGATTCGCCAATAAAAAAAATATTGACTGGTCCCAGCCGTCTCCTCAACTACATCAAATCACTTATGAATATAGTCCCTTGCGGGGAGGACTTACTAAATCTTTAACTAGATGCTTGACTATGTGCAACTAGACCCTTGCGGGCGATTTGGGCGTGCCACTGTTGGTATAGAGCCTAGTAAGAAACTCTATCAGCGGGGAAACAATTAGCCGTCATATACGTTTCCCATTTTAGTCACCTTATGCAGGTGTTATTTGTCTGCGTGCCTTAATCTTTTGCCTTATTACATCGCGTGCTTCTAGTTTGAGCCTTCTTATGTAATTGATTCTTTCGCCTATGCCTAGTAATTGATTTAGATGCTTTTTCTTTAAGGGTCTACGCTTTTTATAGCAACTATCCCATAATAGATAAACTTGTAGCCTTTGCTTTGCTTTAAATTCTTTTTGATATTCGTCTATGAACTTGACTAATACGATTACATCATCGATTTGAGGATGATCTTGCAAGTCTTGATAGTGTATGCCTTGTGTTCTGCACCAATAACGAGTCAAATGCTCTAATTCTTCGTGCGTGAATTGTCTAGCTGTCATAGTATATATCGCCTAGAGAAATGCCTAATTTTAATCTTGATTAGCCTGTTGTATGATTTCCACATCTCGTTGGCTAAGCCATTGAATGTGCTTGTTGCATTCTACACAGCGTAAGGCAGCATAATGTGGGCCCAATCCACGAGTTAAGTGTATTTTGACCTGGTGGCTGTCGTGCTTGTTTAATTTAGTTAACATGTATCTCCTTACGCGGCTGTCGTTGCGTTTTTATATATTACACTATAGAATATTATAAGTCAATAGTGATTGGCTCTTTGTGCGTCCTGCTCTTGCCAAATGCTGTAGAGCTCTTCATAGACATCATTTGGATTGTCTGTTTGCCAAACTATAGTAATACGGCTGTCTGCTGATATTAAGGCTTCTTTTTTGATTTGGCAACCCTTGATAACAAATCCATCTTCTGGACTGTCAATCAATCTTGACCAATATTTGTAGTTTCTGTTATTGGGATCAATGTAGGTGTGATACTCTAAACGATCCTGTCCACCAACTAGCACAATGTGATAAATTCGACCACCATGCTTTGATGTCATTGGGTGTTGTTTTAATACAATATATGGCTGACTCATGCTCAATCTCCTATATTGTATTTACTAGAATACTTAAAAAATGGCTTGTAATGGTTAAATTTTAGTCAAAACAAAGCCCCTTGCGGGGCCTTTTTATTTCTTTTCTAGTGCAGTTGCTATTCTTTCTAACTGCTGTCCAATGTATGCTAGATTATTGTAATCATCTACACTCATTCTTACTATAATATCTTCTGCTACTGGAATGCTTTGTATTGCATCAACTAATCTGTCAATTTGTTCTTTGCTTACCATTTTTTATCCTTTATATCTGCTTTCGCATTACAGTCTATTATACAGCCGTGAGACAATATAGCCAACCAGTTTGGCTATCTTTATTTTGGACACGGTGGTTGATGCCGTATATTGATTATACAGTTTATATTTGGCGTTTGCAAATCTATTGAGCAACAAGTCAAAACAAAGCCCCTTGCGGGGCTTTGCCAAAACGAGGAGTTTTGTCTGGATGGGTTATTGAAAGTGACAGCCTTCATAACGGAGATTTGCTTGATAGTCAACGGATAGAACAAAAACCTCAAGCAGTGCCGCATCCAGTGTGCATTGGGTGGATAAAAGGTAATGGCATTAACCCTCGGGGACCCCGCACACAATTATTTAGTAGGCTTCTTATAAACAGGCTTTAAAACAGGCTGTTTTACCTCTTCTGTATTTTCTCTAATTGGTTCAGGTTTATTATTAACCCAAGCAGCATACGTGCTGTGGCTTTCTTTGTTTGCCACTGTGTATTTGCCAGTAAATGGATTTTGAACTAGCCCACAAGCCTTGCAGTTTTTACGTCTGTGCTGTTTTGGATTTTCATAAACTTTTATGTCAACAACTCTATCACTGACCACTAGCTCGCAATCCTCACATACAGCCGTAACAGGCTTCATCTTTTTGATAACCCATCCTAGTGTTTGATTGTTATCGGCATCAACAACGAATTCACGGCCGTTGCGATATATCTCCGCAGGTTCAGTAACTTCACGAACAGCAGCACTTCTTGGAACTTTTATTTGCTTGAGTTCAGCAAACTCTTCTAATTTCTTTTTGAATAAATCTGGGTCCATACAGTAATTAGCAGGACCCATTTTAACTTATATCAAATTAGGCACTGCGATTTAACACTTTAACACGGAAGAATCTGCGATCAACTAATCCGTCAGTGGTAGTAACTTCAGCAGTAACACTATATGTTTTGCCCTCTTGACCGTCGCTGAGTTCAATATAGGTCTTAGTTCCTTGCAGCCCACTACTGACTTCTAGTAATGGATCTGGGTCATTGACTCTAGCAGCAATGGTAAAATCAACTGCACTTAGGCTGTCCCCTGCTGGCAACCAATTGACCCAATCAAGAGTATAAGTCAATTGTGCTTCTGGGTCTTTCTCAATGGTTAGACCTTGGATGGTTTGGTAAAATCCTGTTGTCATAATGTTATCCTGTTATGGTATATAATCTATTTTCTTCTGTTACAGAGTATTCACGGTCTTCTTCAATAATTGAATATACTCTGACTTCTGCTGGTATGATCCAAGTTAAGTCTGGATCTATGTGAATAATCTTGCCTGACACTAGTTCAGCACTAAATCCTTGTAGGCTAGCTGATAATCTAATCACGCCACCTAATGTAGCAGTCATGCTAGCATTGGCTGTGAGTGCTGCACTAAATCCAACTGTTCTAGTTCCAACTGCAAGTTCAAAGCCTTCTGCTGACATTGTGGCAGCTAATGGTTTGATAACACCAACTAGCGCAGTCATAGTTCCTGAGCTTGCAACCAATGATACAGCGTCTGCATTGTAGTCAGCATTACAACTTAAGGCAAATTCACTAGATAGATCGGCGTCTAGAGTGATGTTTGTTGTGCCTTCAATTGAACTGCTGCTAACTGTTGACAACGTGCTGCTAGCTCTAGCTGTTTTGACAGCAACTGCTGCTATTTGTGTGGAAATATTTGCCTGGATCTCGTTTTCAGCAATTATAGAGGCTCCAGCTACCAGAGTAGCTTGAACTTCACAAGTAATGAATCCGCGACCTGTTTTAGCCACTGCTGACAATTGGCTAGCAATTGAGTCCGTAGTGATTGTAGCGTGTTGAACTCTGTTAGCAATGGCATCAAGTGTTAGATTAGATCCCAATGAGCTTGAGTAGCCAGTAGTCTTAGCTACTGTAGCAGTAGTGCTAAATGATGAGCTAGAGCTACTGTCAGCAAACCTAATTCTTATGGCTGTGCTTGACAAACTAGTTGTAGAACTTAAATCAGCTGTGGCTCTAATCTCACCAGTAGCTTGTGCATCAACAGCAAACTCGCTAGACAAGTTACTGTTACCGCCATGAACAATATTCAAGCTAGCAGTTTGAGTAAACTCACTTGATTGCTCAACAGTGGTGCTTCTCAATCTCTGTGCATCTGCTGTTTGACTTGCATTAGCTGACATACTTGAACTTGCATCAACAGCCTTGATTGCATCAGCACTTAATGCAGTAGTTGCTGTTTGTGTGCTAGAAACATCAGTTGTCTTAACCGCAATTGAACTTAATGCAGCCTGTGACTCCATAGTAATTAAGAAGTCACCAATCTTAGCAACCGCAGCTAGTTCACTGAAGATAGCATCAGTTTGAACAGTGTTATTTCTGGTTCTGTAAGCTATAGTGTCTACTGTTGTTTGACTAGTTAACTCACCGCCAAATACTTTAGTTGCTACTGGATCTGCAACTTGTGTAAATGCATTAGATAAACTTGCATCAGAAGATCGAATTCTTAATACTGTAGAACTTAATGTAGAACTAGTTGACAACTCAGCAGCTAATTGAACAGTTTCATTAACTTGTGCAGTTTGACTAAATTGACTGCTAAAATCTGCACTGGCTTCTACAACTTTACTAGCATTTACTGTTAAATTGCTTTGACTACTAATACCGGCAGCACCGATTATAGACTTGCTACCAACTGCACTAATGTTAAATGTTGACTGCAACGCAGAATTGTAAGTGACGGGACCTAATGCATCATCACCAAAGTCTTCAAAATGCATCAACAGGCTAGGTTGTATTGTTGTGTAGTTTAAATTCTTATATGGTTGAGTTGGAACAGTAATAGTTGCATCAGTGACTGGATTGAGCCAATCTTTAATGAAGAAGTATTCGTCTAAGTAATAGGTCCAGTTGCTTAGAGCAAAGTCATCACCTAAGTTAAAAGCTCCAGCTCTATTTGGTTGATCTTCGCCGCCTGCTATATTACCATCATAAATTACTCTAGTTCCGTTGGCATATACACTGATTGGATTTGTTTGACTAGCATGACCTACTACACGTATGTGATTCCAAGATCCTGCTGTAATAACTCCGTTAGCAGAGTTGTCAGTGCCACTACTACCTAAGGTATTGGTCCAACTCCATGTTAATCTTCCTAAGTTACTAATGAATAGATAGGCATCAGTTCCACCGGTTCCTTGGTGTTTGAATACTTGTTTACTACCTGTTCCAAAGCTAGGAACATAAATCCAAAGATCCGCAGTAAACTTATCTTCATTCCAATCATCACTGTCAGCAAATTGTAAGTAACTGCTTACTGGGAACCCAGCACTTGAACCTCCAAATTTACTATATGTTGAAGTAATAAACGGACTTCCGATAACAGTAGCATCCTTTGGAGTTCTATTAACCGGATATGCTTTAAATGTAGCAGTTGTTGAAAACTCACTTGCTAAACTTGCACTAGCATTTGTTACGCCAGACAATGCAGCAACAACAGAAGCTTGACTACTAATATCTACGAGAGTTGACTTAGTAATACTTGCATCAACTGACACGCTAGCTGTGCTGGTAATACTTGCGGCAATAGGTTCAATAACACCAACACTTGAGCTCAATGAAAAAGCCGCATTTGCAGCGGCTTCAGTGGCTCTATAGCGAGCCATGCTTGTAGACATGCTGGCAACGCTATCAGCTTGAGCACTAATGTATATTCCACGAACTGCATCAACAGCAATACTAAATGCTGAACTAGAACTAATATTATAAGATCTAATAACAGCTACATCTGCAGCCAATTGTGCATTGCTGAATACAAACAAGTCAGCACCTTCAATATGACTAATTGTAGATGCTACTGTAGCAGTAACTGACATGTTACTTGCAGCGCCAACAAACTTAGACACAGACACACTAACACTTGACTCAAGAGCAAGACTACCACTAGCTTCTTCAACTACTCCGCCAAGAATTACACTAGCGTCACAGCTTATACTTGCTGTGCTGCTAGAAGCAATTACTGCTTCTGCTACATAGGTGTAATACCAATCCGGGGATAGGTAGTCATCATCTATATAGAGTTGATCTGTGTTTGTTTGACTCATTGTTTAATCCTTAACTTATATCCATTCTAAAACTTTGTAGAGTATTTGTTCCAGCATCAGTCATAGTTATTGTGGCATCGCTGTGACTAATAGCATTTGTTCCTACATCAAATACGTTATATCTTACATATATACCACTAGTGCTTACAGAACTAACAACAGCACTAGTTTTATTAGTTTGAGTTAATGCAGTAGTCGGAGTGACCGTTGTTGTTTTAGCATAAGCTCCAAAGTAAACACTTTTTCCTGAGCCAGCAGTAATTGTTTGATTGGTTGGGGCAGCAGTAGTTGCTTGAGAACTAGGAGTTGAAAATGTAACTGTTGGCGCAGAATTTCCAACATCTCTAAATCTTGCTAATACTTTTCTTGTAGTTCCAGCCATGCCTGTTATAGTTGCACCAATGTCGCCGCTAGCTAATATTTTGTAACTGATATTAGTTCTAATACCAGTTGTAGTAACTTTATTAATACTTGTCCATCCACTCGGAGTTGTATCTGTTGTAGTAGTTGATGTATCAAATAATACAGCAATTTCTCCCGCAGTGGCAGTTGCTGGAATAGTTACAGTTGTTGTTGTAACTGATGACGACCCAGCAAATATAAATCCGGATGCTGCTGGCATATCTATGTGATCATTTTCTATTCTTGAATAGATGTATGCCTTACCTGAACTAATCCCGCCTGCATCATCTTCTGCAGATGAACCTACTATTGCATATGTATTAGATAGTGCAACTGAAAAACCAACTTGATCACTTATACTCGTGCTATATGCATTTGCGTTATCCAATGTATAAGCAAGTGACCCATCACTAAGATCATAGATGTATGCCTTACCTGAGTTAATCCCGCCTGCATCATCTTCAAGATAAGCACCTACTATAGCATGTGTGTCACTGATTGCAACTGCACGACCAAAATAGTCAGAATCACTTGTGCCATATGGATTTGGATTACTCAGTGTATAGACTAATGAACCACTAGTAGTTGAATAGATATATGCCTTACCTGAATTAGACCCACCTGCATCATCTTCAAAATACGCACCTACTATAGCATGTGTATCAGTGATCGCCACTGAATAACCGAATTGATCATTCGGACTTGTGCTATATGCATTTGGGTTATCCAATGTATAAGCAAGTGACCCATCACTCAGATCATAGATGTATGCCTTACCTGAGCTAGACCCACCTGCATCATCTTCTTGGTAGGCTCCAACAATCGCATATAAGTTAGATATTGCAACTGAGAAACCAAAATAGTCAGAATCACTCGTGCTATATGCATTTGCGTTATCCAATGTATAAGCAAGTGACCCATCACTCAGATCATAGATGTATGCCTTACCTGTATTAGTTCCGTAGCCGGCTTGCTCTCCATAGGCTCCTACTATAGCATGTGTATCAGTGATCGCCACTGAAAAACCGAAATTATCAGAATAACTTGTGCTATATGGATTTGGATTACTCAGTGTATAGACTAATGAACCACTAGTAGTTGAATAG